GAAGGCTAACTCCCAAGAAGTCAATCCGCTTGTAAAACAAATCCTCTAGGTCATCTGCCAGCACTTTTAGAACCTTTCGTCTCGGCTGATAGAACTTCTTCTCCGGCGCACGGTTCCATTCAAGGTAGATGCAATAGCTGTCAAACACGTCCTTTGCTTCAAATAGGTACGTCCGGCTGATAATATCATAGACCTTCGCCACGTCCTCGCCTGTTTTCATCTTGCCCATCATGGCTGCACAGACGGAACGCAGTTCACCAGAGTATTTGTAGGCATCGAACCGCTTGTCTTGTGGCAGAGCATCTCTCAGATTCACGACCGCCTGAAACCAGTCCTCATAGACCTGTGCTTCGGTCGGATTCTGCTTTGCATACGCTTTGATGCTGTCGATAATGGCGATACACTGCTTTGGCTGCATAAAAAAATAGGCACCCCCTACCTGAAAATGTAAAGAGTGCCTACAACTGCACAAAAAGTATTTTATTCTGTTCGGTCGAAATCTGTTAAAAAATAAATATCTCAAGCATTTTCGACAAGAACATTCCGCAAATCAATGCAGATTCAATCATTATTAGTGGCATATTATCGTTTAGAAAATCGAGGAATCGAAGTTCAATCCGATCCAACTTGTCTCTCATTTTCATACTACAATCCTATAGATTTTCAAAGAAATCCCTCCATTCTAAACGATGATGTGATATAATAGAGGGCGGGAATGA